AAACGAAAATCTTGAACGCACTTACTAGCGAAGATAAAGTATTGAAAGTTAAATGTGAAAATGAACTATTATTTTTCACTCGCTATATTTACAAAGAAAATCATAGACGTAATTTTATAGTAGCACCACATTTAATTAAAATATGCAACTACCTTGAAAGAGTTGTAAGTGGCGAAATAAAACGACTTATTATAAATATACCACCTCGTTATGGTAAAACAGAATTAGCTGTTAAATGCTTTATAGCGTGGTCACTCGCTAAAAATCCACAATCTAAATTTATACATTTGTCTTATTCAGATGACCTTGCACTCGACAACTCAAGCCAAACAAAAGAGTATATTGAGAGTGAGGCGTTCCAAAAGTTTTGGAATATGGAACTTAAAAAAGACGCACAAGGTAAAAAGAAATGGTTTAATAAAGATGGTGGTGGTGTTTATGCTACAGCTTCTGGTGGTGCTATTACTGGTTTTGGAGCAGGAGTAGCTGAAAGTAAAGTATTTAGCGGTGCAATTATAATTGATGACCCTTTAAAGCCTGACGATGCATCGAGCGAAGCAAGGCGTAATTCAGTAAATGAACGCTATAACAATACAATAAGGTCAAGGGTAAACGATAGAGATACGCCGATTATTCTTATTATGCAACGATTGCACGAGGACGATTTAAGCGGTTATTTATTAGCTGGTGGTAGCGGTGAAGTTTGGGAACATTTATGTTTACCCGCATTAGATGAAAATAATAATCCTTTATGGTCTGATAAACATTCATTTACTGAATTGGAGCAAATAAGACAAGCTAATAGATATAATTTTTCGGGTCAATATATGCAACAACCATCGCCTGAGGAGGGTGGTGAGTGGCGAAAAGAATGGTTTGATATTAAAGATAAATCTGAAATTCCATACAATACTTTGAAGTGGGAGTTGATAATCGACGGGGCTTATACAAAGAATACAGCGAATGACCCTAGTGGATTTCAAATTGGGGCAAAATGGAATAACAACTACGTTATATGGTCTAGCATTGATAAATACTTAGAAATGCCAGAACTACTTAAATTTATTCCAAATTATATTGATAGCTCAGGAGTTAAGGTAGCAATGACATTAGTAGAGCCAAAAGCATCTGGAAAATCAATAAAACAAATGATACACACTGAAACAAAACTAAATATTACAGAAATAAAGACTAACTTTGTCAATAGTTCAAAGATTGAAAATGCAAGAGCGTGTTCGCCTTATATAGAATCGGGTCGTGTTATATTAGTAAAAGGGTCGTGGAATGATGCTTTTTTACAGCAGGTCGGAATGTTTCCAAACGCTAAACATGATGAACACATTGATTTGACTTGTTACGGAATCGAAAGAAATTTAATGAACGGCAATCCTTTCAAAACATCTATTAGAGTATGAAAAATATAACTTTAAAAGAATTGCTACAAAGTAACGAATATCAAAAGTATGATTCTGTATTGCATTTTATCAATCCTAAAAATTTATTCAACGGTAAAGAATCTAATATCGAATCGATGCCATACATAAATGTAAGGTATTGCATTAAGCTATTATCGAATATCGAAAAGTGGGAAAATATTTGTGAGTTATTTTGTTTATGTTTTGAAATAAAAAATGATTACTTTTGGGAAAGTAAAATAACTGATTATTACCAAGCTAGGAATTTTATTTTAAAAGAGTTCAAAAGAATTGTAGAAACCGAACAAAAGATGTTAGCTTCTAAATTCGACAAAGACACTTTAAAATGGGAACTAGCAGGAATAAAGAAATTAGAACCGTTTAGTGATTATTTACCTTTGGATAGGATAGGACAAAGATATGGTATTAATCCAATGGAATTAGGACGTAAACCATACAGCGAGGTTTTTTACTTACAATGTATGATTAAAACAGATAACGAGATTTTGAAAGCATTTAATGAAATAACATGACAGATATAGTTACCATATTCGATGATTACTGCACTAGAAATCAATTAAAATACCATTACGGTAAAAAATCAACTTTAAATATTATTGACAAAGGAAGTCTTTATTCAAAAGATACAGACGATATTTATTTCTTACATGAATTTTGTAAAAGGATAGGTGAAAAGAACAAAACTACTGGTCAAATAAAATCAATGCTTTATACTGGTAAATTCTTTTTAGTTAAAAATTCTGATTTAGATTTGCAAAACTATCAAGAAGTAGGAAGTTTAGAAACATCAAAGTATAAAGTGAATATTGAGCCTTTATTACAGATATATCAGGATTTTATTAATTCGTTTGGTTGTTCCGATATTGAAGTATTAGAAAGCGATGTAATAGATGTTACAGATGCATTCGATAATAACATGGACGGGATATTGACTAATTATAAAGTTCGTGTTCCTCAAACCTTTAAATTCATTCCTTATACTCCATGAGTGTAATATCTGAAATAATAGAAAAAGAATTTAATATTCTTAAAAACGAGGTTATATCAAAGTACGATGAAAAAGGTATGCGTGCAAGTGGTGACTTTGCTGAATCCTTAGAAACTATTATAACGGAAGAACCAACGGGGTACAAAGCTGAATTAATCGGAAACGCTTATGCATATCAATTAGAACAAGGGAGACTTGCTGGGAAACAACCACCAAGCGAAGTTATAGAAAAGTGGATAGTTGATAAAGGAATAGCTAATCAAATTGAGGGTAATATTTCAATAAGTTCATTAGCTTACTTAATTGCTAGAAAAATAGGGCGTGAGGGTTGGAATAGGCAAGGTTATGGAGGCGTTAATTTAATTAGTGAAGTCATAACAGAAAAAAGAATACAAGAGATAATTGATAAAATAGGCGAGGTCTATATTTCGCAATTTTCAGATAAAATAATAAATGAATTTAAACTTGTTTCATAATGGCTATTAGTTTTATAAAAGATATACCTAGCACAATATTAACCGCTTATAATAATCATATAATCGAGTTTTTTAGCGATAATGAATTGACACCTAAATATGCTACATTAAGTTTCTCAAGCGCACAAGCTGTTATTTACGCTTTGCCTAATGGCATATTTTGGTTTAATTTTCAATCTTATATTCCTTATTTAATAAACACGAATGACTTTGCCGATGTAGTAGAACCTGAAATAGTAGGTAGTGATTTAGAAACTTATGTTTACGTTGGTAACAATGGCAAATATTTGAATTTTACATTAACTATTGAAATAACATTTAGCGATAATAGCACGGAATCGGTTACTAGAGATTTATCATTTATAGCGGGAGTACAGCAGTTATCCGATATTAAAACAGATGAGTTTGTTTTAAATACTGATTTGTTTTTGTTATCCCAATTTATCAAAGAAAGCAATGTTTCGTACTATTTAAGATACTATAAAGGTTATCCTTTTGACTTTTCATATTTTAGTAAAGATATTATGAATATTGAAATTACAAACAATAGAAATTTATCCAATGTAGAATTAACATCGCTTCAAGAAATAACAAGGGTATTTATTTCGGATGGAGTAACCGATATGAACGTAGAAAATGTACTAGCAATAGGAAATGGATTGAATCCTTTGTCATTAACGGATGGTACAAACACTTGCTATATTGAGTTAGAAACTTTTGAAAACACTTGTGGCGGTTTATATGTTAAATGGATTAATAGATTAGGTGGTTATTCTTATTGGTTGTTTTCAGACTACTTCCAAAAAACTAGAACCTATAAAAATATAGGTGAAATTAATAATGATTTTAAAAATGTAGAAGATACTTTTGCGGTTACTAAACAAATAGGAAAAAATACAGGAGAAGCAGTAGAAGTTATTGAAGAAAATCTAAGTGTTAGAGATTTCAATTTATTATCCGATATTTTAGAAAGTCCAAAAGTACAACTTTTTACAGGTTTGCCCTTTTCAAGAGTAAAGCAAATTGATTGGATAGATATTCAAGTAAACACACAAAAAGCTATAATTCGTAATTTCAAAAATGAACCTATTACTATTAAGTTTTCTTTTGATTTACCCGATAAATTCAATATTACGCTATGAGTTTGATAATTTATCTAAACGGTCTTTTAGTCCACACTGACGTTAACACTAAGATTGCACAATCTAAGCAGGTTAACGATATTGGTAAGTTGTCAAATAGACAAACGAATTACTCAAGCGTATCTATTCCAGTAGTAGCAAGGAATAAAAAAGTACTTGAAGGATTGGGATGTTTAGGGGTTGTTAATGATTTGCCGTATCAAAAAATAACTTGTGACATTATCGATGCTGAAAGCGGTGAAAGATTGATATATCAAGGGTGGGCAAAAATAAATCAAACCACAA